TGCTTTGAAAGAACAAGCGACCAAGATGCTGGGCGGCGTTGCGGTGGTAGTTGCTATCAAGAAAGCAGCTCAGTTCGTCTCGGACTGTGTATCCATTGCCTCCGAAGTCGAGGAGATGGAAAACAAATTCAATGTCGTCTTCGGAGACATCAGCGATACCGTGGACGAGTGGGCTGAGAATTACGCCGATGCAATAGGCCGAAATAAGAACGACATCAAAACATACCTCGCCGACCAGCAGAACCTGTTGGTCGGCTTTGGCATGACTCGTGAGGCTGGCGCAGAGCTGTCAGAACAGATGACCTCACTGGCCCTTGACCTCGCCTCATTCGGCAATATGGACGAGGCCACGGCGGTTGAGGCTATGACAAAGGCTGTTATGGGACAGTCTGAGTCCGCAAAGACCCTCGGCGCTGTCCTGAATGACACCACACGAGAAGAAGCTATGCTCACGCTGGGACTCAGCGGGACATATGACTCGCTGGACCAGCTCACCAAGATGCAGGTCAACTATCAAGCTATCCTGAGCCAAAGCCCGGATGCGGTGGGGGACTGCGAGCGAAGCCTCGGCTCTTACCAGAGCACCTTGAAGCAGTTTCAAGCAAAACTGAAGGAAATCAAGACTCTGGTAGGACAGTTCTTCATGCCAACCTTCCAGAAGGTTCTTAGTTTCGGTTCTCGTATGCTGACACGGCTGAGAGACACATTGGAGAAGTTGAGTAGCTTCATCGACAAGATAGGCGGGTCGGAGCGAGTTTTGCAAATTCTAGGAATTGCGCTGGCAGCGACATTTGCCTTAGCGAACATAGCCAACATCGTGAAGATGGTAAACACTGTTCGCAAGCTGGCATCTGGGTTGGGGCTGGCAAGCTCGAAAGCTCTGATACTGTTCGCCATTGTCTTGATATTGGCACTGCTCATTGAGGACTTCCTTGCTTTCATGCGTGGAGACGACAGCTTACTCGGAACCCTGCTTGAAAATGCAGGAGTTGACTGCGATAAGTTTCGTGAGAACGTCATCAAGATATGGGAGAACCTCAAAACCATATTAAGCGCCATATGGCAAGGCATCAAGAATGTCGCCATCCCAATATTCCAAGGCATCTGGGAGGCAATCAAGACAGTCTTCGAGGCTATCGGTGGGGTTATCGAGAAGGTAGCCCCACAATTCGCTGAGTTCATTGACGAACTGGCGAATGGAGAGGTAGACACCGACAAGTGGGTTCAGGTTGGTGAGACGATAGGCAAGATTACGGCAGTAATCATCGGCGTGGTTGCTGCGGTAAAAACGGTTATCTCGGTCGTAAAGACCGTTACTAGCATCGTAAAAGGAATCAGCTCTGTCATCTCATTCCTGACCAGCCCGATTGGCTTAGTTATCATCGCAATCGCTGCGGTTATAGCCATCGTGGTTGTCTGCATCAAATATTGGGACCAAATCAAAGCGGCCTTCATTGCGGCATGGGAAGCAATCAAAGCTAAATGGGAAACCGTTGTGGATTTCTTCCAAGGCGTATGGGACGGAATCGTATCAGTATTCAACTCAGTTGTGTCTTGGTTCGAGAACTTGTTCAGTAGCGCATGGGAAGGAATCAAATCCATATGGTCGTCCGTGGTTTCTTTCTTCCAAGGAATCTGGGACGGTATCGTTGGCATTTTCAGTGCAATCGTTTCATGGTTTGGAGGAGTGTTTCAAAGCGCATGGGATGGCATCGTTGCTATCTGGTCCGCAGTAACAAGCTGGTTCCAAGGTGTCTGGGACGGTATCGTATCAGTTTTTAGTTCGGTGGTTTCGTGGTTCACGGACATTTTCTCACAAGCGTGGGAAGGCATCCAGGATGTATTCAGCGGCGTGGGAGATTTCTTCCAAGGCGTATGGGATATAATCGTGAGCTTATTTACCTCGATAGGCACGGCAGTCGGAGACGCAATCAGTGGAGCTGTCAAAGGAGCTGTCAATGCAATCCTGAGTGGAGCTACCAGCATCATCAACGGCTTCATCAGCGCTATCAACGTGGCTATCGGTGTCATCAATGCGATACCTGGAGTGTCTATCAGCACTCTGAGCGCACTGTCTCTACCGCAACTCGCTGAAGGCGGCTATGTTGAGCCGAACAATCCTAGAACTGTCATCGTAGGCGACAACAAGAACGAGGGCGAGATTGTGTCACCCATCAGCAAGATGAGAGATACTGTCATTTCCGCTCTACAACTGTTTGCACGTTCCGCAACACCCAGTTCCAGCGCACAGTCGATGTCTACTGATAGCTCGAAGCGTAGCGTTGTGCAGAATGTCAACATCAACAACGAGTTCAATGGGGACCGTGCTGGTCAGTCCAAGAGTGCAGCGGCGATGGACAAGGCATCTGATGACGCCACAAGCCAGATGGCCCGTGCGCTCGCATTTGCAAGGTAGGTGAGAAGATGGCAAGAGCAAAGCAGCCCGTCAATATCGACGGCATCGAGTTCGACGCTCTCATTGAGCTGACAGAGGACTACGAAGCGGAGGTTCCGAGCTACCCGACCGAGAAAGGTTTCAATGTGAGCGACAATGTGACGCTGAAGCCCATAACTCTCACGATGACCGTCTTCCTCACTGATACACCGGTAACGTGGGCGAAGCGCTTCGGCGTGAATGCTGGCAGGATGGAATCTGTGGTGAAAAAGCTGGAGCAGCTCTACTTTGACAAGAAGGTAGTAACCGTTACCATGACGGATGCTGTGTACGAGAACATGGTGATGACAAACCTGAGCATTGTCAAGTCCAGTGACACAGGCTATGCGAGGGAAATTCCCATCACAATGCAGGAAATCATAGTGGTGGAGAGCAAAACCGTCACCATCCCGTCCAGCTATGGGAAGTCGGGAACGACCTCGGCATCCACTGGCACAGCAAGCACGACCACATCGTCCAGCACTTCCAAATCATCGAGCAGCACCAATTCCAGTTCATCCAGTTCGTCTACCTCATCTAGCTCGACTAAAAAATCGTCCATCCTTTACGGTGTAGCAAAGACGGTCGGCTTGATAAGCTGAGGAGGAGCCTATGGACTATATCATCATCGAAGTGCCGGATATGAACGACAGCGTTTCGACGGTCGTTCTGAGCGGCAAGCAATGCCAAATCAGGTTCACCTACAACGATACGGGCGGGTACTGGTCCTTCGGGATTTACGACACGCTCGGCAATCCGATACGGGTAGGCATCAAGATGGTCCCCAAGATGCCGCTGAACCTGTTCTGCGGGACCGACGATATGCCGAACGGGGTCTTCGGCGTCCTCAGCTCTCTGGAGAAGGTGGGGCGCAACGACTTCGTGGACGGCAAGGCAAAATTCATATTCGCACCAGTGTAGAGCTGGTGACACCAAGAGAATGGGGGAAGCACCAGCGGGAAAGCACACGACATTTCCATCTGTGCTTCCCCATTTTTTTGTTAGGAGACGAATCTATGAAGCATTGGGACCGACAATACCGATTATCAGCCGGAAAAGCTGGCTCTACTGGTTTTGAAATTGGGGACGGGGATAGACCTTTACACATATCGTTCACTTGCGAGAGAGCTGATACCGACAGCTCCAATACGGCATCGGTATCCATCTGGAATCTGAACGCCCAACACCTTGCGGAGCTAAATAAGGATGACTGCGTGGTGGTTTTGAAGGCTGGATATGGGAACGTAATGCCACTCATCTTCACTGGCATCGTTACCTTTGCAAAGACAAGCAAAGACGGCAGTGACGTAGTAACGAAGGTTGAGCTGGTCGATGACCGTGTGGAGCTGCGAGACACCTACGTCTCCGTCAGCTATTCTGGAACCGTGAACTGTAAGAAACTCATTGAGGACACGGCTGACCAGATGGGACTCACGGTGACATTCTCATACAATGCGACCTTCAAGGACATCCCCAATGGGTACAGCTATGTTGGCCCAGCTCGGAACGTGCTGACGAAGGCTTGTAATACCAGTGGTCTGACATGGAGCATCAACAATGGAGTGTTGCAGGTGAAGAAACCTGGAGACACCATGAGCCGTCAGGTGTATGAGCTATCTCCGAGCACCGGGCTTATCAACACACCGGAACGTGTGCAAATCTCGGACGACTCAGACGGCTACGAGTATGGGTGGGACGTGGAGTTCTTGATGAACGCATCTATCAACGTGGACGATTATGTGTATCTGAACAGTTCCTATGTGACTGGTTACTTCCGTGTGTACTCAATCACCATTGATGGTGACAATTACGCAGGTTCGTGGACTTGTACTGCCCGACTCTTGGAGGTGACGTAAACATGATGCAGGAATTTGTATCACAGGTCAACGATACCGCACAAAAGGCGGTCGAGGCCATCCATACAGCCATCCCGGCAACCATCGTCTCATACGACCCAACAATCAACATGGCGACTGTTCAGCCGAAGGCGAAGTTCAAGAAGCCTAACGGTGAGACGATGGACTACCCGACCGTCAGTGGCGTCCCGGTGGCGTTCCCACAGAGCGGGAGCGTCACCATCGCATAC